AACATCACCCCCATTCTCGACATCATCAATAGCTCCTGCGTTTACAACAACTTCTTTCTTTTTTCCAGCCATATTTTCCTCCTATATTCGGCCAATAGCTCTCAAATAATCTTTAATATCAAGACCCTCTCTTTCCGCCCTTGCCGCCTCTTCCTTTGTGTATGGAATAGTCTTTCTTGCCTGACCCCCTTTTCCTCCGGCATTAGCACTTCCACTCCTCGATGATCCTATTCCTCCCCCGAAAGAAGTCCTTTTCCCACTTTTCTCTTTCTCTCCCTTAAGTTTCTCTACATCAATTCCAAGCTCCTCTAGCGCAGCCTTTACACCCGCATTTACCTTCTCAGTAATACTCTCATTCTCAAGTTCTCCAGCATGCCTTTTCTTTACCTCCCCAACAGCATATTCCCATACCTTTGGGTTTCTCTGCTGAACAAGGGGCAATCCCTTTACTACCTTTTCAACCTCATCCCCCACCTATTCAAGATAGGCTGAGTCTCGGGATCAAGCCTTACCAACTTCTTATTCTGCTCCCTCATCTCATCCAGGATAGCTCCCATTGACTTCCCTAGTCTCCTGTCAACAGCCTCAAAAATAACTTTCGCCCCTTTCCCCTCCTCCAAAAAACTCGCTTCAAGTCTCTTAGCAAACTCCTCTTCACTCTCTCCCGCTTGCTGTTGGGGCACATTAGCAGGGCTATTCGACCCCCCAAAGCCTCCCGCCAATTCTTTCAAACCACTTAAAATTGCCTTACTGGTGTCCCCACCTTCTCTCAGCGCTGCATACTCTTCCGCGCTCAAGACAATCTTTTTATCTTTTTCATTCTCTTCCTCAAGTCCCCCCTTCTTTGGATCAAATCCTTCAGGGGCTTCCACAAACTCGACATCCTCCATACCCTGTTCCTCGGCAAACGAATCCATCGCCGGGACATCATCATTCAAATCTCTTTCCGACATAGAAATCCTCCTTCGTCATATTTATAACCAAACTTCTCAGGCGATTAACCACCGCCGCAATACCTTGATTAAACCTAATAACATCCAAGCTAGACCTTATATCATTCGTCGCGGTCTGCGCTGCCTCTAATTCCGCTACCATTACCTTATGCAATATTCGGTACCCTCCACTGTCAATAAGCTCTCTCATCAAGGCCATTTCAGACGCTTGCTCAATACTCAATTCCTTTTTCCCAATCTCTCCCCCCTCAACACCGATACTATCCTCAAGAAAAACATCGTCACCAAATCTTACATTTGCCCCCATTTCCCATTACCTCCTTCCCCTTCCATAACTTGTCCTTCTTCCATCTGCATTCCCGCAAGGGCTCTTCCCATTCCACTTTCCTCTCTCATACCCTCTTCCATTCCTCCCCTCATCTGTTTCTCTAAAGCCTGAGTATCAAGCGCCTTTAACATATCCAACATCATCTCATGCTTTCTCACATCAGGCACATACTTCCCAGGATCATCCTTCCCAAAGAACTCAAACACATCTTTCATTAGTCTCGTTGACCCTGTATACACCGCCAACAAATGCTTAAATGCGTCAGGCGCCATCTTCTGTAACTGTTGTCCTTGTGGCCCAAACAGCATCATTACAAGCTGGGGAGTTTGCTGAGCGTACTGACTAAAGAGTTGCGTCAGAGCTAATGTATTCTGCCTCTTCGCTTCAAAAGTCTGATCAATGTCAGTCGTCCTGATAACGAATGCCAACTTTGACGGCATATCAAACACCGGCATACTCAAAGTTTCTTCAAGAACCGCCAACTCATCCTCAGTTAATCTCCCAATCTGTCGCTCACTTTCAATAACCCTCTCTTTATGTTTCACTAGCTGCAAAAAAATCATCTCTCCAATCTCTCGGAATGCCGAATCAAGTCCTTGCGCAATAGAAGCAAAAAGCCCCTGCCCTCTTGATAACCTCATCCCCTGTCCCCTCGCGGTATCCCGACTTCCCAACCTTTGATCCGAGAATCCGCTCATGATAGATGGCATCGCATTCGCTTCTCTCGCCAACTCCATAGTCAAGTTTTCAGCCTGCATGCTCGACGGATACTCCTCCCCAAGTTGGAATGATGTCACATCGTTTTTCGGATCGTCACTCACTAGAATCTTTCCTGGATATATCTCCTCATCCTCTCTAAAAACATTCCTCCTTGCTATAACCATCCTAACACTGGAAAACTTCATGCTGTCATTCCTGGAGTTATGGATTCCCTCAATCTCGTCCTGATGATATTCAGTTGTCTGCCCGCTTCCTCTTCCCTCAAGCCGATACGTCCTTCTAATATAACGTCCGCATCCGAACATCCTCCTTCCAAAATCATTATATCCTTGACTTAATACAATCCCTGTCGGTTCATGAATCACCATCACGACATCTTCAGCCTTTCCATCTCCGTCCGCATCATAAAACTGATAATACTCGGTCAATATAAACTCATCATCATGGGACGGCATCCCCCTCATAATACCATCCATATTTTGCTCTTTACTAGAGACACTATCTCCTTCCCCTCCTCCTAATATCTTTTCAACAGCGTCTCCATCAAATACACCCGCACTCACAAGATTTCTCAATTCATATCCTGCCAGCTTGAAATCATGAGCAATCCTCGGCATTCTCTGAATATCAGTAAACCCCTCACAATACAAAAAATCCTCAACCGGAATTGCTATTAACTCAGGCCCATCATGCACATAAGCCTTTGCCTCTTGACCCTCAGCCATCCCATTCTCTCTAAATCCCCATTCAACCGTTGACCATACTACCTTGGGATAACAAGTACCCATAATTGCAACTTCATTAATAAAATTATACTTAAAGTTTTCAAAGTCTAGGTCTTGCGGGGACTCAGAAATAATATTTAGATATTTTGTCAACACCTCTGCTTGTCTCAAATACAACTCATTATCTTTCTTTAATGGCTTCACATACCAAGGAGGATTGACATCATATAATTCAAGCAGGTGCGCGAAAATAGACTGTCCAATAATTTGACTCAATGGCGGCACTACATTAGACGCCCTCTTATACGGATAATCCTTAACCTTGCTTTTTGGTTGCGCCTCAAATTGTCTTCTCCACTTCTCCCAACTCTTTTCCCTTTCTTCCCGTTCAGCCCTCGCTCTTACATACCACCCCTGAAAATCAAGCACATACTCCTTTAATTTTTCTTCATCCGGGATTGGTACATCCTCATTAAATCGTGCTTCTTCCCTTTCAGAAGCATCCCCCTTTATCTCCATAGCATCTTCCATTACAAAATCAATATTGTCACTCATTCTCTCTTTCCCTCCTCATTCCTAATATCCAAAAGCATCGTCAAATACTTCAACTGACATCTCCTCATCTCTCTCTACTCTTCTCCACTTTTCCTCTTTTGAAAGCGGTGCCGTTGTCGCCCTAATACCTTTCTCACTCTCATCCAAGACATCCATTTTGAATTTAGACATAGGAAACACTCTTTTCTCTTCTTCAAACTCTCTATTAAAAGGTCTTACTAGATATACCCTTCCAGCCGCTAGGTGCGCCCCCACAGTGTTTCTGATCCTTACCTCCTTGTCAATAGTAGCAGGATCAGGCTGTGGATTAATAAACTCTCCTCTCCTTAACTCCTCCTCTTTTAGGAGCGGAATAATCAATCTCTGCATTGCGTTTGTTTCAATGACCGTCTTTCTTATATAACCGGAATATAATTTATGGCCATCAAACATGGCATCAAAAAGCGCTCTCACTGACAAATACCCCACCTTACTCCATATTCTTATGACTCTATTTTGGGAGTCCCTGGCCCATACCCCCACACTCGACCGAGAAGTCTTAGCACTCATCCCTTTGTCTGTTCCCGCAGGGTCAACTGACATCACTACATCGCAATCTGCCAACTTAATAAACCTGTCTTCATCAGCCATATTCTCTGGAAAATTATCAGCATCTAAAAACTCAATAACAAAATCCCCCTCATTTTTATCCCACTCAATATTAGCATACTTGACCGGATACTCATGGAACTCCGCAAGACCTGTCTTTTGCGGATAATTAACAAGTTGACTCATAGCAAACCAAGGATCTTCCGTCATTGCCTTGTCAATTATTTCCTGAGTACATACTTCAGGATTTGGATATAATCCATCCTCAACCCCACATCTATTATAAATTGACCATTCCCCTTTTTCCTTAATCTCAAACTCAGGCAACACAAACCCAACAAACTCTCTTGCATCAGATACCGCTACATCAAAAAGATCATCAATGGCATAACGAGTTCCAACAAGAACAATTCTACTTTTCTTAGAACTCTTAAGAAGGGCTGTCTTGTTTGTGATGAAGCGGTTTTTCTTTCGATACATATCAACTCCACTTGACCTCTGTGAATCCAAGTCATCTAGCCCAATTGGATCATCACTATTATAAAGGTCAAAGTGTCCTCCCTCAGAGGCGCCTGTCATAGATCCTACTGTCACAGACCCCTCAGTAAAAAACCTTGTCCTCTGTGGAACTACAATCCTCTCTGAAGACCAATTGCCTCCTCTCACCCATCCGTCAGGCAATCTACATTCCGGGAACAGCCACAAAAACTCTTCATTCCTCTCATATGTGTTTTTAATATTACCAAGAAACTCCTTCGCCTTGTCCTCAATTCCGCTTTCAAGCCTGATACAAATATTAGGTTCTCTTACTGTTTCCCAGGTGTCTGCCCCATGACTAAAAATGGTTGACTTAAACCAACCTCTCGGCACGAACCCGGCTCCTCTCGCCCCCGGTTTCATACACGCATCACTCTGTCTCCAATTCGCCATGTCAAGATGAATATTATCATCCAAGTCAGCATAAGGCCCCGCTGTCCCCAATATATATTTAAGGGCAAACCACAAGGAAACCAAAAATGCCTGTCGAAGGTGCTGCCAAATCTCCCCTCCCGTTACTTCATTATTCGTCACATAAGACATTAATTCCTTAATAACATTTTCTCCATCTTTATATGAGGAAAAAAGCGGAGCACTTGGATGAGGCGTTATCAATGGGACAGGTTTACTTTTACTTACATAAATATCCACTTTTATTAATCTCCTAACTTGTCCGCTGTTACTTGGACTTTTGGTTTTGGAAGTCCCCTCAAAATGATAGCTTCCCTTTTTAGACAAGACTCGGTTTCTATTTCTTGATTATCAATATCATCAATGACGGCCTTCTTTGGAATATCCATATCTTCAAAAGGATCCCTCTCTTTTTTCTCTGTCATCAATGACACTGTTTTATACTTCATATTACGACTCCTTTATTCTCTGGAAAAGAGACTCAGGTATCTTACTTGGTTTAGACTTAAGAGTGGGCGTGACATCCCTTGGTTCAAATACAGCCTCCCCGTCAAAAAAGGTTTCGCTTTTTGCGTGAGCAGCCATCTTAGATACTTGATCATCCGTAACAGCCTTCCCAAACATGGCAGCAATTCCAACAATGGCATCCCTGATGAAGGAGGGGGCTAGTTGACTTCCCGCTCCGTCTCCTGACCCCCCTTGCTTTGATATCAGGCCCGCCCTATTAAGGATGTCCTTAGCAGCCTCTAGTCTTAGTCTAGGAGGGCCCATCCTGTTTAATTCATCCAATGTCTGAAGAGCATCATCAACCATAAAAATGACGCGCTCTCTCTGGGCCGGTGTCGCCTCCAGGACAAGCCCCTCTTTAGCCTCTATGACGGGGTCTTTGTTTTGGCGATGTTGATAGTTGTTTAAGACCTGGGATGAGATAATCATTTCCTGGGGAGGACTTGATTGAGATGAGATGGATTTTTTTGGCCTTGGCTTTGTCTTGTTGTCACCCATATGGACAATAATATCATGTCTAGAGGGGACTAGCAAGAGGCTGGGAAAAAAATAGTTATGCGGTCAATAATGTCAACTAGTGGATAGGAACAATTTTCAGGTCTGAGATTGGGAGAAGGGGATACACACACCCGCGACCCCCCTGTCCGGTTTGGGGGTAGGCCCTCCAGAAAAAAACTTGACTCATTAACCATCATGTGACATAATAGAATCAAGGAGATAAAACAATGACAAGAGCTGAAGCAATCCGTCATTATAAGCAATTGCTGAAACAATTAAAAACAGCATTGACGGCGGAAAGGCAGGCCCTGATAAAAATGGAATTAACCAGCCTTAAGGCTGGTTATAACTTATAGGCAAGGAAGGAGAAAAAAATGGCAACGCAGAAACAACTAAACAGTTATGTCAGGCGGCACGGATATGGTATATGTAATGAGGTAAAGACCGATCCGGCTGTCACAACAATTACTATCAAGCATAGACCATACGGGCTCAAAGCTGACTCAGGTAAATTTTACCCCGGCCTAACATACGCCAAATACCGGGGAGCTCATTATCAGAGTGCTTGGACAGTCATAGTGACTCCGAGTATGGATGCATTGGACGCGGCCACGAAAAAGGAAGGCAAGAAATGAAAGACATTGAAATAACTAACATGATATCAGACTAAGCTCATTTTCATTTTCATCTTCACTAAAGTGGCCCGCCCTTTGACAAGGCGGGCTTTTTTATTAAAAAATAACCTTCCTTTTTTAAGGTTGTTATCCCTGAGCAATTACTCATTCTGCCTTCCTTGATGGCTATCAATTGACAGTTATCCTCATTAACCACACCTGACATATGCCCTCAAAATTAGCAGTTTTTTCCTTCATGAGCGGCCTTGTGCGCCCTTTTTGCACTTTCATTTTTCCAACTATTGACATTGTACAACAATTTTAATTCTTTTTAATATATATATTTATATATTATTTATATATATTTATTATCATTATTATTAGCAATTATGACTGAGTAGACTCCATGGTCAACTTAACAAAACGCTAATTGGCACGGAAATTGCGTTGTCTAAAAAAAGACATAGCGAAACTGTGAATTTGTCCAGACAGATGACCTCCATTTTTCCTTCCAATTCCTTCCTCCATAACAACTTAACAAATGTCGTTTATTGACTTTTTCATTTGCGAAAAACCCGCAATTTTAGCACTTCCAGCATCACCTCATGACACCTTTTCATCATTTCCTTTCATTTCCTCTCCCATTTCCTTTCATTTCCCCCTCCCACGCAAAAAACTTGCATCCAGGGCTTGACATTTTTCCCCCCTTATGATACACTCTCATTAGCCCCAAAAGAAAGGAGGCCCTCATGTTATCCCTTTCCCAGACCACCCTCTATGAAGCCATTGTTAATGGCTCTCTCTCAAAACCATCCCCCTCCAAAAAGGATCCTGCCATGTCAAAGTCCATCCGACATCCTTCCCCTGTCTCCACTTACAAACGCGCCCTCTCCCTCTACAAAAGACGTCGCCATTCCCCTCTCCCCCTCTCTCTGGAGTATTCCTCTGACCTCTCTTCCATCCTTCATCAAATCAAAATCGAAGGCTCCATTAAAGCCCTCTAACAAGGAGAAAAGAATGACCCCATATAACGGACATCGATCCTGGGCAGCCTGGAATGTATCTCTCTGGCTGTCAAACGATGAGGCTCTCTACTACAGAGCCCTTGACCTTGCAAAATCTAAAGGCCCCCATAAAGCAGCATCCATACTTTTGACGGAATTGCCTAAAAAAACTCCCGACGGAGCCGCATACACGCATACCAACATATACTTGGCCATTAAAGACTTTGTGGATTAGAAATCGCCCTGATGAGGCCTGGAGGCTCCAGGCCGTTTCAATCCACGCACCCGTGAAGGGTGCGAATAGAATCAAGCCCACAAGGGCAGGAGGAGAAAATGAAAAAGGCAAGTCTTATCAGAGCTATCGAGTCCAATGGCCGTTACTGCAAGGTCAAGATTGCGGCAGACGGGCAGGTAACGGGGATGTTAACATCCGAGGACTATCCATACAACAAGCGCACCAATACCGGTGGCCGTAGATACATAGGTCAGTATGGAGACCCCGATCTATCTCGCGATTATCCCGACTGAGGCGAGTGACGGCCCTCCGGGGCCGGTAAACCACACGCTCGGTCACAAGTCCGGGCAAAAGGAAACCAAAAGGATGAAAAAAATTACATTAGAGGCAGAGGGGAAAAAAACCCGAGTCAAAGACAACGAGGGGGGCGGGAGAGAATGGCAAGACGCATTTGATCGTCTCATTGGACGGCTATATCCTGGTTATTATTGTGAGTCAATAGCCTGGGCAAATCTCGACCTCAGAGAGCAAAAGGATTACATGCCACTGCCGTCCTCACTCACCGTGCGCCCAGTAAGGACAATCGGAGGAATGCAGGAAACTCTCCGCTACTTTATAGAAGTCTGGATAATAATTGACGCCCCCATAGGACAGAGGGGGTTGAAGGTCAAAACCCTTAGAAAAGCAGAACTGATTCGAGCAATCGAAAGTAAAGGCCTATACTGCAAGGTACGGATCGCTAAATGCGGTGAGGTGACAGGAATGCTGAAGACGGAAAACTATCGCTACAACGTGCAGACCAATATGGGAGGCCGGAGGTATATAGGTCAGTATGGAGATACTGGATTAATGAGAGACTACGAGACGAAGAAAGAGTCTTAAAATGCCCCCAAAATCTTTAATTTCCAACCTTTCTAAACGTCTCAATAAAAAGTATGGACTTTTGGATATACCTATCTATTATCAAGAACCTAAAACCGGATATGAGTTAATCTTTCATGGTCAATTTATCCTCTCAACCTTTCCTTCGATCTTTCCTCCTTCCTCATATTTCAAATCTTTCCCCAAGGCACATGGATTTAACTCCTCTGAATTTCTTGACAGACTACTTGCAAAAAAAGAATCTTCTACAGAAAAGATATCCATCCCTCCCGACCTGTATCAATATACTAAAGCCTTCCCTCAAAAAGATTCTCTATCATCTAACAAAAAAGGTGAAGCCGTTGCTTATTTTCTCCCTTCCATCATTCACGTAGAAGAAATCGACCAAGAAAGCCCTGGATCTCTCTCCTTCAACTATTATCTTGACTCGGAAAATCCCCCTCTCCCATTTCTTGCCATGCGCCTCTTTACCCTTACAATGACTTGTCCTCAATCCCTTATCCTATCAGATGCAGGCACATTCCTAGACGACCATCTTATTAAAACCTCTCATCCTATCACCTTTTGTCTAACGTCTGCCATTGTCCCTCACATCCTAGAATCAAAGGAGGAATATTATTGGAAAGACCATCCGATTCAAAACAATTTCAATAAAAAATGATTTACAAAAAGACAATCAAACCTTAAAATGAAAAGAATCTATTCTATCTTAGACAAAGGAGTTTATTATGTTGTTATGCTTCGAAAAAGAAATCACTGATCTGTCTTTAGAACGGGATGGAAAAGAAGAATCTTGCGTTATCACATTCAAACGTTCTAAAGTCCCTCATGTAGTCCCCTTCTCTTCTATATCTTGGGTATCCCCGGATTGGTTTGAAAAAACCTCTATCCCATCTCTTAAGAAATCCTATATCTAAAAAAGCCCTCGTATGAGGGCCATAATTTGTCCCCCTAAAAGGAAGTCAAAATGACAAAGAAAGAAAAAGAGACTCAAGACCAGGTAGCCTCTGCCTTCGCAGACCTTATCAAAACGGAAAAGAAAATCGCAGACCTTCAAGACGATATCGCCTCTGCTACCACCTCCCTCCAGATCCGTCTTAAAGCTCAAACAGACCTCCGAGACAGTCTCAAAGCCTCCCTTCAGTCTCTCATTCCTGAAAACGCTTCCCTCGGAGGAGTCTACCATAAAGTATCTTCCAAGCCTTCTATCTCCTATGGAAAATACTCAGACTTCCTCATTCAGAACTCAATCCCCATATCAAAAAGGGAAGACGCCGCCTCGGAAAAGTCTAAGTTCACTTCCTTCTCTTTCCTTCACACTTTCAAATCGGCGGAATAACTAGTCAAAACATGAAGCAATCTCTACCCCTTGAAACACCTTCCCTTTATCTATTCAAATGCGCTCTCTGCCACCGCCAATGGCAGAGGGCCTTCTTTTCCCCCTCTCAAGCTCTCCTTTATATCCAAACCCGTGACACCTGCCCGATAGGATACCATGTAGCGTACCCCTCCCTTTACCACCATGTAACAATATCAAAAAGAAAAGCGTTCACCCCTTGACAGTTATCCTTATTCGTGATATAATTCCTTATCTGTCCTGGGAAAGGACACACACATTTTATCCTTCCACATCCGGAAGGAACCTGGCGGGCCTTTCTAATCAAAAAAAGAAAGGCATCACATCGTTATTTGGCCCTTTCTGATTGCTACTCCCCCTTCTTAGGCTGGAATGTAATAGAAAGGGCCTTTCTTAAGAAGGAAAAAAATGCCCCCGAACATAACCATTTTCTTCAAAATGTACGACACAACCCTTATTGTATCAGGCCCCTGTACCCGGATTGACGGTTTTCTCGATCCCTTTACAATCAAGGTTGGAGACGAAGACATCACCTCTCTCATCTGTCAAGGTTCTTCTTCTCTCAAGACAGACATTCTTGCCAAGGCTTATCTAAGAGCCATAGAGGAGCGCCTTATATGAGCATATCTAATTATGATCCTTCCGTTCAATTTATGGTTGTTTTGTGTGCTTGGCTTATTATATCCGCTTTAGTCCTATATACCTTTCTTTTTCTGACTTGGTTATATGACGAGATTCTTATCCGAAAAAACATTCTTCAGCTTTCAAAAAAGTCAAAGATCCTTAAAAAGATATAATCCATTCCTAAAGCGGAGGTTTTAATAGTGCTTTTGTATACTACCGTTCTGGTAATAGAAAAAGCTCCTGTCATTACCCGGACGTTTAATTATGGTGGTTTTTTGTTGGAGCAGCGGATATTTCAGGAGCCGTCAAGCTATGGTTAGGCTGGCCGGAACCGTAAGGCCCCCAATAAAAACCTTTTTAATAGTTGCAAGCTGAAGCAATCACAATCAGCATAAGGAGAAGATCGTCTGAGCATGGGCAGTAAACCCATGCAAGGTCTTTAGAAACTATTTTCAAACAGTCCGCCCGGTACTACGGATTCCTCCGGGCGGCATTATAGGGGTCGTGGCGAAATTGGTAGACGCGTGGGCTTGTGTAACGGGAAAGTAAGCCCATGATTCCGTCGTTACCGGAGCGTGCAGGTTCGAATCCTGCCGACCCCAATATTACGCCGACACGCGCCATGCTGTCGGCGGGAGGTGTTTTATGTTGATACCATTCAAGGAAAACCTTTGCAGTAAATACGCTGAAAAAATGCTGTCTATAAAGATATGTAACAATTGCAATATGGCGTGTTCTTTTTGCGTGGATCGCGGAGGACGCGACGGTGGGAATATAAATGTCGAAAAGATTGCAAAAGAAGCAATCGAGAGAAATGAATATAAAACCGTAATTATTACGGGCGGAGAACCGTTTCTTGTTTTTGATTCTGTGGTCGAGCTGTGCAAGCTATTGCGTCCGCACAAAACAAGGATCGTTTTGAATACAAACGGTTCTTCGCTTACTTCAGAAAAAGTTCATTTATTGAATGGTCTTATAGATGAATTACAGGTAAGTATCCATCATTACGACGAATCCAGAAGCGGCGCAGTTTTCGGAAAGATTATATATTTTGAAAATATGAAACATGCTCTTTCTGGTAAAAGTTTTATGCTTTCGATAAACTCTACTTTTAACAAAGAATACACTGAAATAGAAAGACCTTTCGCTGTAAAAAAGATGACTGAATTGTGTGCGTGGATCGGTGCGGATCGGTTGCGGTTGACTGAACTGAAAAAAGTTGAAGGAGAAGACTTTGTTTTATCTGATAACTTTTTCCCGAAAGATGATGAGTTTGTAAACCGAACATCGGAAAACCTTATTACGCAAGGATGCACAAAGTACTATACAGATAATGGTGTTTTGATTTCGGTAAAACGTCTTTGTGAATATGCAAAGGGTAAAGACGCCCCAGCGTTTTCTTGCTGTTTCGTAAACACAAACGGGAGGAAAAAAATAGACGTGGAAACAAAAGATACATTCAAAGTTATTTATAGCGATGGACTTGTTGTAGATGATTGGATATTTAGTGGCATCTAACAATCGCTTTAACTTGACAACGCGAAAAGGTATGGACGGATTAAACGGAGGTAGAAGATGACTACGGAATGCTACAATGTTAAATGCCCCAAACATGGCGATTGGGATGGCCCTTTTGCGGATTGTGATTTAGAATGCCCTGAAGAAACCATTTCCGAAGGTGCTCAAAACGCCCAACAACAAGTTCAAACTGATTCGGCAAAGCCTTACAGGTTAACTTAATGTTATGTCGATGCTTCACCATGTACCGCGCAAGCGCACTATCCTGACAATTTGCGAGGAGGAAAACGTGTTGGAATGGATAAAGCTGTTGTTTAGCAAAAAGTATATTTCTTGTGACAAATCAAATGGCACCGATTATTCGGTAGAAACTAAGTATAAAAAATTAAACGGTAAGATTTATATTGTTAGCTCAACAGTAATACCTAATAACGTAATCAACCCGACAAGCAAATGTTCGGTGGATTCTTTAGCAGGATACCAGCCTTCGGCCACTATCCTGACACGAACTAAACCGGAGGAAATCGAAAATGATATGTGAGATATGCGGGAATCTTTTAGAAGATTGCGAATGTAACCGAGATAACGATGAATGGATGGATGAACCGCTTTTAGATGATATTGGTGAAACCGATTATGACGGTGATGGCATCTAACATTAGCTTCCACCTGACAATAAAATCTTTTTGTTTTGCAATCGAAACCAGAAGATTCTTTGTATTTTCAAACACTGAGCCGGGGCAGCAATCCCCGGCATGTCAGAAAAATGATAAGGAGTTATTAAATGGAAGTTGATGAACTTGTAAGTGCTTTTTTTGCACTCGAATATTGTACGTCATCCGATATGACTTTTGACCTATTTGATTGTTATTCGATTAATGGTGCTTTCTTGGAAATAGAGTACCATACGAAAAATGGTGATAAAAGGAAGTCAACATTTACCATTTGGGAAGTAGTTGCTGCGCTATTAATGTCTTACAATCAGAAAAATGATCATAAAAAGAAGAAAGGATAAAAAACATGTGCTAGCTTCATGAGCGCAAAGAGGCGGTACCGAGTGTGGATAACGATCGGGCCATATAACCGATGGGAGAAGCGCTGGATGAATAAAAGAGCGAGGAGAGAGGGTGGAGGATGTCTTATGAAACTGTATAAAAAGTTTAGGTGTTATTGGCATTGGACATGGCGGCCTCGTATTCATTTTGGAGATGGGCATAGAACCCTATTGGTTATCCATTGGGGATGGTGGATAAGAGTGTATAACCTAAAAAAGTAGATGGGGAAATTACAAGAGGAAAACGATGAGTAATGCGTTATTTAACTGGCACTTAACGGCCGGAGAACCGTGGGGTAGCGATTGTACACTTGAAGAGCTTGCAGATCATGCTGGGCGTTTATTGATAAACCTGGGGGTTTACCCCGAGGAAGAGGAGCGCAATGAAAAGACACCGCCTTCCGACACGCAGAGCGAAAGCTGAGGGATGTGAGCGTTATGAGGATAGGGATAATGATTGTTAGCCAGATCGACGCACCGCATAACCGCAGGCGGTTACACGGATGGCCGACTAAATCGCCCGAGGAGGGGCTATTAAAATGGGAGTGGTGCACGAAGAAACAATCCACGAGTTTTTAGGCGTGAGCTTTACTGTTGATGAGCGTGAGAAAGGATCATTCCGTGAGCCGTGGCGGTTTATATCGCTTGAGATTGACAGTATGGAATCCCTCACGCCAAAAGAATTGCGCGAACTTGGGAAGTGGCTTGTTTCCCAAGGCAAACGCCTTGGCCGTGAATACAAGTCCACCGGAGCACCTCGGTCGATGGCTAACAACGAGTTCAAGTTGACAGCCTCTAGCGAGTCTGCAACTTAACTCAATGTTAGACAGATCAATGCGCCGCATAAGCCTACGGCTTACACGGACGATTGACCAAGCCTTGAAAAGGAGAAAGAAATGGACGAAATCAAGAACGCGATTATCAAAAGCGCGAGCATTACTTCCGGCGATCATGGTTGCCTTTCTGCATGGATCACTGTTGATTACGGCGGAAGTTGCCAAGGCTTTGGCGGGTATGCTTTATATCTTCCAAAATCATTTACACATCACAAGATCGAAAGTGTTGCCGGTCATTTTATTTGGCGCGTGATGGAAATAGCAGGCGTTGAACAATGGGACAAACTCGAAGGAAAAACAATTCGGGTAAAAGGAAACCATTCAGGTATCGATGCAATCGGTCATATCGTAAAAGACGACTGGTTCAACCCGAAAGAAGATTTTCAAGGTGTCTAACAACAGCTTCAACCTGACATCCTAACGGATGCAGGTTAAGCAAATGTTCGACGGATTGACGCGCCACATAACTGCGTCATGCGGACGGTCAACTAAACCACCGCAAAGGGGTTGCAATGAAAAAGAAACCAACGGGATTTGTGGCAATCTGCCAATGCGGCGAAACTGTAGGAGCGCTCGATTATACCAGAACCGACAGAAAAGACGCTGGTAAGATGTTGGGCCAATGGCTTGCGGATGGATGCACGGTTGAGCCGCGCTTTACGGATCAATGGTGCGAAAGAATTACAAGCTGTAAGTGCTGTGGCGTCGAACAACAAGTTCAACCTTACGAAGTCTGCGACTTCGAAGGTTAACTTAATGTTATACGGACACTACGCAGGAAACGATTTATTGTTTCCTGACTTCGTGCGAAAAGGAGGACAAATGCGCGTTTTAGATATGTTTTGCTGTCAAGGTGGTGCAAGTATGGGATACCATCAAGCTGGTTATGAAGTGGTTGGTGTAGATTTAGCGGATAAAAGAAAATATCCGTTTGAGTTCGTTCAGGGGGATGCAATCGAATATCTGTTAAAACACTTTCTGGAGTTTGATTTTATACATGCATCACCTCCTTGCCAGCATTTTACGAAGTATAAAAACTGTCGAAAAGACATTGCGACCAGATACGAAAACCTTATACCACAAACCCGTGAAGCCCTAATTAAATCAGGCAAGCCATATGTGATAGAGAATGTGGTCGGAGCTCCGTTGATTGATCCCATTACGCTTTGTGGGTCAATGTTTGGGCTGGACGTTCGCCGCCATAGACTTTTTGAATCAAATCTCGGACTTATACCGCCAAAATGCGATCACTCAGTATGGGAGTCAAACAGATTCCCCGGAGGAAGGTCAAGAGAGCGTGGGCACGCAAGGGTTCTGTGCCGAGGAACGGTTGAGGTCGGTCGTTGGAATATCCCTATTGAAACACAGAAAAAGGCAATGGGCATTGACTGGATTGATGACCTTCGATCTTTGTCTGAGGCTATCCCCCCGGCTTACACAAAATGGATCGGTGAAGAAATAAAAAGACGTATAACAACGAGTTCGACCTGACGCAGTAGCGCAGGTCAACTCAATGTTGGGCTGACAAACAACCAGATAACAAGTTATCTGGATAATTTGCAAGGAGGCTCATCAATGGATGGAGTCATGAGAGAAATGCCGAAGTATCTCTGTCATAAAGAGGTACACGCGCTCAAGATCGCAAAGATCGTGCGCGATGGCGAAGGCGAGAATCGCGAAACCGATGGTAGCGCGATGATAACTCCTGCCGACGAAGGATACGCGCCGTTCAAAGTTGACTCCGAGTATATGTGGAAGCATAAACCTGTTGAGGGTGGTTATTTCGTAGTATACGAGGACGGCTATAAATCCTTCTCGCCCGCCGAAGCATTCGAGGGCGGCTACTCAAGGATTTAGCCTAACAACGAGTTCGACCTGACAACCGCAAAGGCCGGTTGCAGGTCAACTCAATGTTATACGGATTCTACGCCAGATAACAAGTTACCTGGACTCCGAACGGTCGGAGGTAAAGTAAAGCTGTTCAAATCGGCAATCCGTAAAAGGTCTGGTTCGATTCCAGATCGGTTGTTGAGTGCTGGCGCGAAGGGAGTTGGGTTCGAATCCCAATGACAACGGCTATGATTGAAAAAGACCAATCATGGCAAACTCTGGGAGCAAGTAACACAGGGGTGCGGCTGTAACGCATAACAACCGCTTCAACCTGATAATGAGAGGAGGTAAATATGAAATCAGAAGTTGTGGAGCCTAAAGAAAAATTCAAGGAAGAATTCAAGGAGGGATTTTATCAGACAGATGACGGACTTGTGGTGTATATGAAGCACCCTGGAGTAGGGCCAGTAATGGTGGCCGCTTGTGGGTGGGACGTTTTTGACAGCAGTGATGATTGGGACATGACCGATTTTACCCGCTGTCCCGTTGAGACTCAGGTAATATTAACACAGGAATAAAGGAGAAAGAGAATGGCAACGGTCTCTGAAAACAATAAAGCGATGAGCGATATTTTCCCGGCGTATATTCTTGACGAGTTCATTGAGTGGATCGTCAAGAATATGCCAGTTGAGGATGTTTATCCAGAGTCCGTACTTAACCAATGGGCAAAAGATAATGACTGGATAAAGATCGAAAATTCCTAACAACTGGATCAACCTGACAATGTCGATACGGGTGTATGAGGATAGGAGGAAAAAGTAGAAGGAGTCATGCCTATGAACTGCGCAGAAGAGGCATTCGCTTGTGCCCATTCTGAGATAATGGATAAAGTCATGAAAGCATTAGAGGAGGAATAATGATGAAAATAAATCTAATTGATATTACTGAAAAAAGAATAAAAAAGTTGGAGAAAAAGTTGCTTTGTACAAAACAAAAACAAAAAGCCGTAGCATCTATAAAAAGGTCTTTACGGAGAGAGGAGATTTTCGCTGATTATTTGTACCAGAAAGAAAGGGAGGAATAAAAATGAAATATGAACCTGGACAAAAAGTAAAAGTGAAGGTCAACGGGGTCGAGTGGAAGGATGAAATATTTGGGAAAGTTTGGGATGAAACTATCGAAACTGATTCAACCACAAGAATTAAGTGGGAGGAAAGGTTTAAGCTTAAATCAGGAATATGTGTTTCTGTGTCCATGATTTCCCCCGTCGAGACTGAAATAAAGCCCGAGCCTGGGGATATTGTGAGTGTGTGGGATGACGACGATGAAGGAGAGCCAGAATATCCATGGCTGCGAATGTTTGAAGAAATAAAAGATGGGGAATATGGAGTAAGGGATGGAGGCGGAGAAGATCAAATTGAGTATTGGTCTCATGCCCGCGTCATCGCCCGCAAGCCGAGACGATGGGAAGAAATGACTCCAAAAGGGCAAGACGATTTCAAAAGTTTTTTAAGAACTTTATTATATACAGATGACCCCCACTCCGAAGTAATTGCTTTTAATGAGGCTATTTCCCTTATCCTCGGCGGAGTTCCATATGCAAGGATTGACAAATGAATCTATTGTATTCATTTATATTAACAGTTGGCATTATGAATGGAGGTCTTGTCCAATATTGCCCCTATGAATATCAAGACACTAATCCCATGTTTACAGAGATGAAGATTGATGTTCAATGGGGGCACTTATTTTTTGATTGCGGAATAAGGACAGATATGTGGCCTAAGTCTATATCGAATTATGACCCGTATCAAAATACCTATCAGATAGGAGCTGGGTTTAAGTTTAAGTATGTTGAGATAGGAGTAAGTCATTCCTGTTATCATCCTATGCAGACATATCAATGGGTTGGATATCAAATGACGCCATCTTGGGAGGGATCAGTTGATACTTTTTATGGAAGGTTGATTTTAGGAAATAAAGGAGACTAAAAGGTGGCTATCAAAAAAAAGGAAGACTCTAGTCAAAGGCGAGCGAGTCATGCTGGATTTCATTTTCATAATTTATATCAGTGTTGCCAGATAAAATGGATGCTTCGATATTTATATCAGATATCGACTAAGTTTACTGCGGTTCCTCTCATCAATGGAAGCGCATTTCATGAGGGAAAGGCTGAGTTTTACCTAACGAAATCAGAGAAGAAAGCTATTTCCAAGTGCAAGTCTGAGATAAAGGCAAGGAGAAAAGAGTTCCAGGATGAGGCAGACTATTTTGAAGTTATTGATAGGTGTCCTCAGTTATTGAGTAATTGGATCTTAGAGCTTGGAAAGGAAGACTTGAAAAGATTTAAGATTGTTGGGGTTGAAAGAGAATTTAAGATATTAGTACCAGGAACCAATTTTTATATGACGGTAAGAATAGATTTTATAGGTGATGATAAGTCATCCTTGGACAGATATATTTATGAGACAAAAACGTCTTCATTCTCCGAGAAGACAACTAAGTTTGGAGTTTATTATGGAGATCAAGCAACCATTTATACTTGGGCGGTTGAGACTGCGTTAAAGAAAAAGATTGCTGGTGTTGTTCCTGATATTGCGTATTGGAATAAGGCTGCAAAATCATCTGGGAATATTCACTGCTTCCGAGGAGACATTATAGAGAGGGGGCCGACACGGATAAAACAATTCCTGGGAGGAGTGGCACAGCTTCAAAGTGAGATAGCACAGAAAGTAGAGGCTTTCAAAGAGGGGTATGATCCATATGTTTTATTTCAAAGAAACACTCATTATTGCAATGCATTTTTTAAGCCGTGCGAGTTTGGGGAGATTTGTAACGGAGACATTACAAAAATGACTAGGCTCCCTATCGGATTTACAAAGGGAAAGAGGAGGATAATTCCTAAAGTGAGGGATATGAAATATGTTGAAGACTCTTGTGTTGGGATATATTAGAATGAATAAGTTATTACGTGGATTGCTAATTTTATTTTTCTGTAGTATAATAACAAATGCTTCTTTTGGAGAGGACTTTGATATTCTTGAAGCGTCAGGAGGTGATTGGGTTTCATTGACAACAAACGAAAAAGTTATCCTTGTCGAAGGGATAATTATTGGAGCGTTTGGTATTAGTGCATGGTCAGGAGAGGCCTCTGAAGAAAGGCTTCCCTATCGTCAAATAAGGGATTATGTGATAGCGATAGAATGGATATATGAAAGACCAGAATTATTTCAAGTGCCGATATGGGTTATTGTGTTTGATCTTGAGAATGCCTTAAATGAAAGGAGAAAGTATGCCAAGTAGAAAAGTGTCTGAAGAAAAGGTAAACTTGCCCGCAAGAAGAGCAGAGCCAGGTTTATTACTTGAAAGGGAAATGACAGCCACAGAAGTCTTGAATCAAAATAAAAGAATCCGGGACATTGTTAAGATGGTTATGAAACCAAAAGTCCATTATGGGAGTGTGCCTGGAATACCTAAACCTTTCTTGCAAAAACCGGGGGCTGAGGTATTAGCAATGACATTTAGACTTATTCCTCGTTACACTACCAAAGAAAGGGTTATTGAGGGAGGCCATGTTATCTACACCGTCAAGTGTGTCTTGTATCACATAAGCGGTACACGAGTGGGGGAGGGAGTTGGAGCTGGGAGCACTCAGGAAAAAAAGTATCGTTATCGGACTGAGTTTATATCAACAGGTGTTGATGTACCGCCCGCCTGGTGGGATAAAAAGAAGATGGAAAATCTTCCAAAGATTGTAAATAATCAAGGAGGGAAGTTGTTGTCCCCGGAGGCAGTTAAAAAAGATAAATTGACTTTGAGTTATGGAAAAGATAATGGTAAATGGAAAATTGGATATATAAAAAAAATTGAGAACCCTGATATTGCTGATCAGATAAACACTGTCTTGAAGGTGGCAAAGAAGAGGGCTTTAGTTGATGCAGTCATAACCGTGTTTGGGCTGTCAGATATGTTTACTCAAGATAAGGATGCAGTTATGAAAGAGGAAGAAGAAGATGACGCTAAATAAAGCGCGGATAAGTCTTCTCGATGTTGTAGATGATGTTCCCGATGATCTTGGAGACTTGTATGCCAAGACTCTTACTGGGCTTTGTAATGCTACAAAAGAGAATGGTCTTGTTAGGAGCTTATTGAGAAGTGAAATTGATCTTGCTAAGGCATCTCGGGATCTTGCAATATTAAATGAAAATGCGGAAAAAATAATTAAGGAAGCAAAGGAGGAGAGAGAAAAGAAATTAAAAATGATAGCGAATGACTTTATTTAAGAGCGGCATCAAGGCCCTCGTATGAGGGTTTATTAACTCATCTCTTTTAATGGGATGAGAATAAGAAAGGACGGTATAAAAATGGCCGTAAGAAAGGTTTCTGGTATTGGAGCTTCTAAGGGTAAACAGGAAGGGTTTCCAACATTCCCCGCTGGAACGTATGTGTTCAAGGTAGACAAGCACATGAGGAAAGAGATGTCTACCGCTAAGGGAAGCGGTATTCAGCATACCTACATGCTGACTGCTGTTGCAACTGTGGGAGGAGCTGAAGAGCAGAAGGAGATGGTCAACAAGAGGTATTCCTTGAAGCTGTACGAGATGCTTGAAGATCATGTATCCTTTGAGGAATGGGGACATCTTTTCACCGATGAGCTTAAAAGTCTCCTCGACAGTGTTGGATTTGTTATCAAGAATGACAACATTGATGATGATTATCCTATCGGAAAAACCTTTATCGGAAAGGTAAAGTGCACAGACAAGGAATACGTCACTGATGAGGGTGAAACAAAAACTCAAAAGGTCAATGAGATTACCAAGTACATGCCAGATAATGGAGAAGAGCTGGATGCCTCCCCGGCTAAGATTAAAAAAGCAAAGAAGTAAAAAGGAGGAAAGTTTTTAAGTGAGGGGCCTTTATATGAGGCCCCCATATTTTTAATGAAAGAGGAAATGTATGAAAGCATTTAGATATAAAGGTGCGTGTGACATTCCTAAGATTATAAACGTTCAAGAAGTTCTTAAAAACTTTGTAGCAGATAGCTTTAGTTACAACATTGAATCTGGAGAAATTACTATAGGGAATATTAAAATCAAAGTTGGGGATGTTGTAATTCATAAAGAGTTGAAAGATTCTATTTCTATTGATCCTGATAGACATATTTTTGTGATTGATCCTAATGCCGCTATCTCGGTGTGGAAACTTCTTAATGAGGAGGATAAAGAATGAGATTAGTGTATGGATTTTGTGAAGGAGGCCCGTATCACGGAATGCCTGGGATATTTGTAAGTCATGAGGATGGGGAAAAAGATGAAAGGTCTTTGGAAGAAAGATTAAACAGTAGTCTTACAAAGATGAATATCCGATATAAGACTGTGACATTCGATAGTATATCGAACGGGGGGTTCTCTGAGGAAGAATGCTTGAGGATAGAGGAGTTTTGCAAAAATGAAAAATGGGGTATTCTCATAAGACACACCATGCTGTATCCGAAAAGTGAGAATCTTCCTTCATATCTAAAATACGTATCATATAGAAGTTTCCTTATTCAAGACATAAAGCCTAGAGATTTAATGATTATGTTTGAAGACGATGTAGTTCAAGAACTAAGATATAGACCGACCCTTTCTGAGGGAGACTTTTTAATTGAGCCTTTTGCTAATGACTACAAAAAGGTATTTCGTATTCTCCATGTCGATTATCTTCAGATAAATAATGTAGTGAGGTTTCTGGCTGAAGTGAAGAACCCATGGTCAGTCTTGCATTCAAGACAAATTGAGGTAGAAGTATGAAAAAAGGGTGGAAGATTTTTTTGGGGCATGTTGTAGGGGCAATAGGGATCTTTGTGTTTTGGATAGTAAGGATGCTTTTGTCAGCCAAAAACAAAAAGGACGCTCAGTTGTTTGAGAAGGAGGATGTACTTCCAAAGAAAGATAAGGAGTCCTTGCTGAAAGACATGGGTGTTGTGGGTACTACTTATGAAGAGCGCGTCAAGGAGATTAAGAAGGTGGTCGAGGATAATACAAAGGAGGAAATCATATATGCGTTTAAGAAAAGTTTTGGTCTGTCTCATGATTCTGACAACGACGATGGTAATAGCACTCCCGGAGCTTAACATCAAGGAAAGACCTGAGTGGCAAGAGGGAGATGACGAGATTATAAATGGAGTAGTAACACTTGGAGAAATGCGCCAGGCTATTTATTACAAAGAGGTATTTGAAGAGGCTATTATATATGGGCAGGATATGAAGGAAATAGCTGAGGATGCTTTGAGAATAATTGATGAAAGGGACTTGGAAATAAAGAGGGAAAAAGAAAAGAATGGTTTCTTGGGAGGGGTATGTATATTCCTAGGGGGAATAGCCATAGCAAGCGTCATATCAAGTATTGTGGAGTAATGAATGATATATCGAGAAAAAAGGAAAGAGTCTGAATGTAAGGGATGCTCTCTTGACGGGGCAGTAAAACATAAGTGCTTTGGGATATGCGATATTGAAAAGCCTGAGATAGCTTTTGTTGGGGAAGCTCCTGGAGCTGACGAGGATGAGTCAGGTATACCTTTCGTTGGTGTATCAGGGATGATGCTGAAGAAAGCAGTTGGAGTTGTTGGAAAGGCTTGGCATCGAGCGCACAAAACGAACGTCATTATCTGTAGACCTCCTAAAAATGATATTGACTGCGATGAGGCATTGTCAGGCATTACGCATTGCAGAAAGGGTTTTATTGAAGAATTAAAGAGCCTCAAAAAAAGAGGGGTGAGTGTAATTGTGGCTGTAGGAGCAACAGCCATGAAAGCGTTGAGTATAACGGGAACCATTGGAGACAACAGGGGTTCTGTATTTATGCTCAGACTGAAAGATAATGATATATGTGTAATTGAAAAGGGTGAGTTTGATTTTGTGTGTGTTCCCACTTTTCATCCCTCTTTTCTTTTAAGAGGCCAGTCTAAGCATGAAGTGACTTTCGTTAATGATATAGATAAAGCATATCAATTGACAGAAAGAAAGTATGAGCCTCCCAGAGAAAAGTTTCTTTTGTTCCCAACGATCGAGGACATAAAGAAAAAGACGGAGGAATGTTTTAAGAGGAAGGAATTAATAGCTGTAGATATTGAAACATGTGGGGGATTGGTACCTGGAAAAGCTCGCATTACAATGGTTGGGATAGGTATAAATGAAGAGGAAGCGTTTTGTATTCCTTTCTTGAAGCAGGGTGGACTTAATGCCTGGGACAAGAAAGAAGATAGAATGATGGCACATCAATATCTAAAGAAGCTGATGGAAAATTGTCCTACCATGTTTCATAACGGTCTTTATGACGTTAGACATCTAGAAGCATTTGGAGCAAAGCCTAAAATAGTTTCTCTTGACACTATGATATTGGCTCATGATCTTTCTCCAGAACTTCCTCAGAACCTTGGATATGTGGTAAGTATATATGGGAAAACTCCCTATTGGAAGGACGTCGATAAGAAAAGAATTATTGATCTTCCAGACGAGGAGTCTCGATTATATAATGCAAGAGATTGCGTAACTTTGCACCAGATAAAAAAGACTATGCTAAAGGATGCAAAGGAAAGCGGAGTACTTGATATTTTTGAGAATATATCCATGCCCCTTTTCTTTCCGGTATATGATATGATCCAGAATGGGGTATTGCTTGATAAGAAAGCATTAATGAGTTGGAAAAGATCACTCAAGATTAAGTTAAATAAAGTAGAATCGAAATTAAAAGATGTTGGAAGACTCCCTGAAGGTTTTAATCTTTCATCCGGGGATCATATGAGGGCTCTTTTATACGGAAATCTTGGAAGCCAATATGCGAATGCCAAGTTAAAGCTAGAAGATATGGATGTGAAAGGAGTCAAGAAAACATTAAAGAAATATCAGAATGAAAAAGTTAAGGTTGATCTTTTTGAATCAATAGTTCCTTTCAAGAAGATGTATAACACGATTAAGAAGACTGAGAAGGGATCTTTATCTGTTGATGAAGAAGCTATGCTTGGACTTCAAATGTCAGCTACAAATAGATTAGAAGCTATTGAGAATATGAAAAGAGCAACAGATATTCATGTTACAGAAAGAGAAGAGTGTGAAAGACTTATTTCTTTTATAGCTATGTATCGAGAATATGCTGAGACAGAAAAATTGCTGTCAACATACACCTCCTATCCTGTAAATGATGAGGGTAGAGTTCAGTTTCCATATCGGACAACGGGGACTTCAACAGGGAGACTAAGTTCTGGAAATAAAGAATGGGGAGAGGCGGGGAACGCACAGAATATTCCTTCTGAAGCGAAAAAGATTTTTATATCAAGACCTGGATACAGTATTATCAACTGTGATTATAAAGCGCTGGAATTGCGAGTGCTTGCTTATGTAAGTAATGATGATGTGCTAGAAGATGTTTTCAACAAAGGGCTCGATCCTCACGGGGAAAATTGTAAAGCCTTATTTGGTTTAAGTGAGGATTCCCCCCTTTGGAAACATGCAAGAAAGGTTTGTAAGACTATGATATTTGGACGCAATTATGGTGGAAGCGTTGGAGGAATATTTAAGAGGGTAGCTAAAGAAGTACCTGAGTTGCATTTAACTTTTTCCAAGTTCTGTGAAGTTGATTCAAATTATAGAAAGTTGCATCCTCAATATGCGAAGTGGTACGAAGAAACAAAAGCGTCTGTATTAAAAACAAGAATGTCAAAGAATGATTTTGGGAGGGTAAGATATTTTCTTGGGACTGAAGAGGAGATAGTACGGGAGGGATTAAATACACCCATCCAAGGAACTGCTGCCGATGTCATAAACACAGCTATGATTAAATTGTGGAAGTCGGGATTAACAAATGGAAAGAAGGGTTGCTTTCTTGTTATGAATGTGCATGACGCTCTTGTATTTGAAGTGAAAGATGATCTTGTTATGGCTATAGCAAAGAAAATAAAGAGCATAATGGAAGCTAAGGTAAAAATAAAAGGGAGAATGGTAAGCTTCCCCATAGACATGGAGATTGGAAAGTCGTTAGGTGAAGTAGAAGAGATCGAAATAAAATGAAGCAGGTGAAAAAATGGGAAATACTAGCGATTCTATGCGGGGTTATGGAGAAGAAAGTCCTGTTCCTTTTATTGAAGATGCAGACCTGGACAAGTTCTGGAAGGAGGACTTATATGATTATATGTTGCCGTCTCAGAAAGGTTTTATCACCGATGTTGTTTATTTTATGAGAGGAATGGAAGTACCGACACCTTATACCTATTGGAGTATGTTGTGGTTATTAAGTACTGTTGTAAAAAGGGAAGTGTGGCTTAAATGGTTTCCTGATGATGTGTATCTAAATCTGTATGTTATATTGATTGGGCCGGCTGGGTTTAGAAAATCCACCACTATAGACGACATAGGGATGAAACTGGTTAAAACGTATCAAGACTTTATATCAGACAGAAACATCCGGCTCATGAAGGGAGTAAACATTGTAAGAGACAAGACAACTCCTGAAGGTCTTCTTGATGCCATGCATCCGACAAATAACTTAGCTAGAAAACCATTCATGTTTCTTGACGATAATGGAAGTCCAATCCTTGATCCCAAGACAGGGCGCCCGATAAGGTATCCGCCTACTTCCGAGGTAGGACTCATGCTAAGTGAGATGGCCAATTCCATTGGAAAGAGATCCTACACAGAAGGATTTGTAGAGATATTGCTCGGATTGTATAATCCAAGGGATAGCTGGGATTGGAGGACAAAGGGAGAAGGATTACGAACGTTTCCTAAGACCTATCTTACTTTGCTAGCTGCTACTACTCCTACCGGATTTAAGGAAAGTATTCCAAAGGCTGCGACAGGAGATGGATTCTTAAGCAGGTGCGCACTCGTATATCAAACAAAGACATTGAGGAGATTTTCAATGCCGCGGGAAGTACCTAATGGGCCGAGTATGGAAGAACTTGCTAGGAGGCTAGCCTGGATAGCAGAGCATAGTCTTGGGGAATATGTATTGTCTGAGGAGGCTTATGCATTTTATGATACATGGTATAATAGTTATAGAGACAAGGTTGAAGATTTATCATCAGGGCAGGGAATGTTAAGCAGAATGTATCTTGTATTGCTTCAAGTAGCAGCACTTTTACGAATACAAAGATATGATGTTGATGATAGAAATATAGTAACTATTAATGATGTAAAGGATTCAATAAAACTTATTGAGGGAACATACTCTTTAGCGAGAGAGCTTATGTCCGATATTGGAGGAGACTTAACTCACATATGTGAAAGGATCTTACAGATAATAAAGAAGTGTAGTCCTATTGAAAGGATTGAGTTATTAAGGAAAGCGCATACTCCATCTGATGACCTTAACAAGGCGCTTGAATACTTAGCTCAAATAGGAGATATTGAAATTATCTGCGAGGGTAAAAAAAAATATATTCCTTCAAAGAGTGGTAAGGAAACCTATAGAATAAGTTCTTTATATAGGAATGAGAATGATTTTGAGCATATAGATAAAAAGGAGAAAGAGCGATGGAAAGAAGAGTAATAGCAGGAGATCGACTTGTTATGGCGTATAAAAAATATAAGACGTGCCGAGCTACAGCAAGAGCTGTGGGGCTGAGTCATGCTACCGTATCTAAAATGCTAAAGGGTATGGGTGTACCTATTTTGGAGAGGATTGAGGCCACGAAAATAGCAAGAAAGAAGGTCAGTCATTATGGAAAGTTTGCTCAATTCTTACGGGAATACAAGGGTAAACCTCTTCCGAGAAGCATATCACAGCTTATGGAACTTTCTGGATGTACAAAGGATACCATTGCTTGCTACTTAACGAGGAGAAGAAAAGCTGTTAAGTCTTCCTTAAAAGAATTGCCAGACTTGAGGAAAATACTTGTGAAACTTCAGGATGATCTTGGGGACATATACTCTAGTAAAGATATCTCAAAGTATGAATATGCTGTAGACAGATTTTCCCTTCAGACTTCAATATTATGCGAAATGAAATCGGGAACAAAGATGGTGTTTTCTATTCCTGATCTACAACTTTTTATAACAACCATATTGAATATAAAAAATGTCTAAAAGTTTTGCATCCAGGATGGCATATCTTCTTTATCAACAGTAGATGTACCTGTGGCAGCTAGAAAAGATCTCCAATAATCCCCTTCCTCCCGATACTTGAGAGCCTTCTGAAAGTATCTATAATGGATTGACCCAGGAGCGCGCTCAGGATAATTGAATTTGAAGCCTTCCTCTTCAGAATATTTGAAGGGGAGAAACTTTCTCTGAAGTTTTGATAGAGCTCTTTCACCTTCGTAATTGAGACCAAAACTTGCAATGACATCTGTGGCGTCTTCAAACGAGGGGCCGCCTCCAAATAAGGCTGGTGCTCCAGGAATAAAGTCTTGGGCTTTTATTCCAACGGCTGTAAGTGCTCCGTAAAATGCTAGGTTATTGCCAAGGAATCTACCAATAAAAGCAAGTTTATCTGAAGGGCTTCCATGCTGGAGTCCTCGATAAATGTTAGCCCTATAACCGGCTGAATATGTTCCGTATTGACCAAGCATCTGACCAAAGAAACTTCTAGTGAACATAGCTGGAGCTTGGCTTTTTGCGTACTTAAACATAGTGTCATCGGATATCTTGAGCCCATAATATGTTCTAGCTGCTGCGTATGCGTCATCAGTTCCAACGTCAAGAATCCTTTTTATTTCTGAAACTGAAACTGGATCAAGTTTCTTTATACCAGCTTCTTTTGCAAGCTCATCTGTATTTTTTAGGACTCCTCTCTTAAACTTTGAAAGGGCATCGTCAAAACGAGACGCACCGGTTTCAAAAGCTACGACCCTGGTTATGTCATCTGATCTTTTGAAAAGGAAAAGACCTGCTCTAGTCGCTTTTCCAAGAACAGTTTCTTTGGATCGAATTTCATTTACTATGGGAGGAGGATCAGTTATGAGACCAATGCTTTTGTAATATGCGTATTTTGTCTCAGTGGCATTGGAGGCTACTTTGATCCCCTTTGATACCCATTCATTTCCAAACCGAGGGGCCAATACATTAAATACTTGAAAGGTGTTTCTAATGGCAAGCCAAGGTCTAAAACCCATATTTGTCAGATAATTAACAGAGAAATAAGCGGATGCTAAGTCTTTTCCTTCTTTTATATTGAGGGCATTACCAAGGGCCTCTCCAAAGTTTTCTACCATCTTAGAGCCATCTGTCTTTCCAAGTCCCATAACCAATTCCCTATAATGGTTCATCTTGTCAAGAACATCTACTCCAACTTGAGACGACTTCATCTCATTATAAAGAGCATCCCAGGCTTGACCCATATAAAGTTCCCTGTGCCCAACTCTTTGATAATGCATGAGGGATTCTATAGGATTATCAACTACCTTAAAAGAAAGTATATCACTTACGCGATTATTCTTAAAAAAGGAAGATAGCTTTTTTGGAGCTTCGGTGTCATTAATGCCTTGAAGTGCTTCTTGAAACAGTTCATCAGCGGTGACAAACTGGGACAGACGTTGCTGATTTTTTGTAGCCCAATCCATAACGCGAGGCATATAATTAGTAAGGAACTTTGATGTGTCGAGGCCAAACTTTCCTGCAAGTCCAGTCAACTTTCCGTCTATGTTTTCCCCAAGAAATTTTCTGACCCTTGAAGCGATTATTTCTTCTTCAGAGGATAGTTTCCCAAACCATTCTATAGCAGCCGTTTGCTCTTCTAAGGTCTGTGCTCCCGCATGATAAAATATGGCTCTTCCCCTTTCCTTATTAATAAGTCTTCCATTAGGTTGAGTAAAAATACTTAATATCAGATTGTCTGTCTTTTCTATATCAACATTAGAAAGCCTTCTTGCCGTTTCAACATCCCTATATCTCTTTAATAGCTCAGGGTTATAAAGAGGATTAGTCTTACCTAATTTATCTGTTAGAGTCCTTTTATTCCCAAATGTATATTCCATAAAATAGTCCATGTCTTCGGCATAAGCGGCAATGGTCTGTTTAACATTCATTCTAACAGCCTTCTCTGAAATTGAGCCATCTACCCCATTGAAAGGCTTAATAGGATTGTCTGAAATATCATTTAATATTGAGGTGTCATAATTTTTAAGTATCTTTTGAATAGGACTTCCTAACGATGGATCAATTTCTTCCAAGAGATCACGTGCCCCTGTAGTGTCAGGATACCTTGAGAAAGCTGTAGCTATTTCATCAGGAGTCTTTGCGGTAAAGGTATCTTTTCCGTCTGACAGTTTAAGAGCACCTTTATCATACCAAACTTCAAGACCTTTCCTATGAGCTAAATTTTGAATGCTATCATATGTTTTCCATTTCCCATTTACAAATTCTATTGCTTCTCTTGAAGTCTTAAACTTCTTTCCAGTTATCCCCAAAGAAGGCATTGTTATTTCATAAGATCCTGAAGGGCTAATGAAGACATCTCCTTTCTCTAGACTCTTTATCCTTCTCAGGCTTGCCACATAATCCATGTCTTCAAACTTGGAAAGGAATTGCTTTATTGACTGTTTCGAGCCAACAACCCTGCCCTCCTTGAACTTAAGTGTGACACTTGAGTCATCTATCTCAGATACGATAGGAGCAAAGATATTGCTCATTTTAGAGGGTCTATAATTAAGTTTGTCTAAAAGCTCAGGAACAGTCTTAGCGGTTACAGGCTGGGACAAACCCTTTCCTCTGACAACAATAGTATCTCCTATCTGAGACACGCTTAAACCCTGATTAGCCATATCATACTTAAGATACGGGAGATCAATGGTTTCTGTGAGGAGGCTATCTGTCAGTTTATTAATGTCTTTTGCGGTAAAGGTTTTTCCGTTAGGAAGAGCGATTGAATACCCCCGAGCTGTTTTATTAAAAGTGCCATTCATAAAGTCTTCCACATTAGACTTCATCCAAGCTTCTGAAGATACTGTATCTGAAAATGGAGAAGTGAACCTTGAAGGGCCTTTGGAGAAATCGGCGCTCATAACCTTTCCAGGAAAGCTTACCTTTTTACCAGCGGTTTCAGATATAGATTGAAGCTCATCAAATAATTCCGCTATGAACTTTTTTTGGGCCTTGGGTGTAGTTATACTTTTAGGAACCTCAATGGTTATTTGACCTGAGTTAGCGTCTATCCTGGAAAAGGCCATGATAGCATCGTCAGCATCAATGGCATTCGCCTTTGAGGACATCTTAACAAAGACAGACTCAGGCTTTATACCAGAATCAGAAAGTACCATCCGAGAAAAACTTTGAACATCCTTTGCATTCAAGTCTCCCTTAAAAGTAGAGGCAACGTCAACTAATATTTTTTTGTTTCCTGCCACTACATTCTTCCCAATCTTAGCCTTAAACTCTCTCAAGATGGTTTCTTGAACAGGAATGGAGGATGCCTTTGAAACTAGATTCTTTATTTCTGAAACAGTTCCAGTAACAGGATTAAAGGTGTCTGTTACTATCTTGATCTTGTCAGGATAAAATACTTCTATCTTTGAAGGACTGTATACTATGCCGTCAAACCCTCCTTCCATGAGATACATATTTCTTAAGGATTCAACAGTCTGAGGGGCACCTTTTATCTTTGCCTTATTAGCAAGTTCTTGAGCCTTTACAATTGATCTAGCGTCGGCAGGATTTCTTAAAAGAGCAAACACTTCTGTCTCTCCGGTTCCATCCTGAATAGAAACCGAAGATCCATTCTCAAAAATCTTTCCCCCTTTTGATATCCTTGAGAAAACATCTTGAGGGATATCAGTCTTAAACACAACAGGAACACCTTCTTTTGAAAAAGCTTTTTTATATGCATCTACTTCAACAGCTCCAACATAAGGTCTATTTGTAGGAGACAAGAACTTAGTCCCTTTAACAGGATTTCTCAATATTTTTGCGGTATCGCCATCTACAACATCTTTGAATGCTTTTGGATCTAGTGAGCCGTCAATAAGTTTTTCAGCTTGGCTATAAGCTAAAATGTTGGTATGAGTAGCTAAGTATGCATCATGTTCTGATCCTGTTAAAAGGTCAAGTTTGGAGCGCATTCCTTTTGAGACAACCCTTTTTGCTGATATGATATCATCGGCTACATCAAGCTTAAGTTGCCCATTTCCTTGAGGACTATATATCCAATACTTTCCTGTCAAGGGGTCTTGATAGGAAGTAATAGAAGCGGATGCCCCTCTTATAACAAGATCATCATATGGACGAGACCGCAAAGAAGTATCTATTTTGAGTGTTGTGTTTCTTATATTAGCCTGACCATATAGATAATTTTTTTGAACATCATCGAGTTGATCTATAAGTTCAGGAGGAGCAAGACCTTTTGAGACAGCGTCAATAGCATCATCAAATTGAGCTGGAGTCATCTTTGAAAAAACCTCTTTACCCCCTTTTCTTACTAGATGTTTAAGAGAACCTAAATAAGGAAGGGCTGTTCCCACAGCAATATTGATAGCGTAATCTAAGAGAGCATATTCCCCGAATGTTTGAGCTATTTTCTTAAACCCATATTGTTTTTTAGTATCATCATCATTGAGGACTCCAAGAATGTGTTCTTTAGCTATTCCATATGCTCCACTAGAGGTACCAGATATGAATGCAGGAAGACCAACCCTGGCAAGATACGACTTGACACCTTTTGTTTCACTTGCTAGCTTTGTTGCTTGCGCTGTCAATTTTTTTCCTGCAAACTTTTCCCATGTTGCATGAAACACTAGAAAATCAGAGGCGAATCCTATGGCTTTTCCTATCCCTTCCACCCCTGTCGAATTATCTTTCATCTTAAGTTGATCTTTTATCTCTTGAGGAATATTCCCATCATCAGAAAAGCCTTTCTCCTGACTCTTCCTCCTCATATAAGAGACAACCTTGTCCCCATCACTTCCTATAAGGGAGTCAAGATCAGGTCTCCAAACATTATCTCCTCCGAATAAAACAGACACTTCGTTAATGGCCCTTGCTATAGGTATTTGAATACCTTTTAAGGTAAGATTCGCGGCAAGACTTTCATTGTATGTTCCTTTAACTAAAGCAGCAAGATTAAGTTCTCCGTGCGAAAGCTCTCCTCTTTCAGCTCTGTCAAACATACTAGACCAATACTTAGAATTTTCTGCATTCTTAAATACAGGTCTCCTTGAACTAGCAACATTATCAAGTACCTTTAATTGTTCTGATGTAGGCAGATTAGCATAAGAGGGATCTTCCTTTATAATAGAGGCAAGTAAATACTTTCTTTCCTCAACTTGCTCATCATATGACATTTCTCTAAAGCGAGGATCAGCCTCCATAAGAGCTACCTTATTTTTGTAAACTTGACTATAATCCATTATCTACCACCATATGTATTTGTAAGTGTACCTGCCTGGTTATTATAAGGATTTTGTTGTGGTACTTGTCCCCCAACACTTACATTAGGCTGGACTCCTCCAGAATACCCCCCTCCCACACTTGGAGTAAGATAAGGAACAAGTGTTTCTGGAATATCTTGTCTAAGCCATCTGTTTTCTCCTGGGATGATAGCATTAAACTCCTTAAGAACACCATCAACTTTCATTCCAGCGGCAAGTTTTGACAATGTTTCTTGCGCGTTTTTGAAAACAGGATTACTTAGAAGCGCTTCCGCATGAAGCTTTTGAAATTTTTCAGGGTCACCATTAGCACCTTTTATAAGAACATCCATAACAGCATTATAATCGATCTTGGCTATATCAATAGCTGTCTTTGGATCAACACCTCCTTCTTTTATTGCCCCTTCTTGAATAGTCATAGCCCTCTCTTTCATCTGCTGTTCAGCCAAGGCCAACCCAAGATACCCTAGTTCTATCTGGTACTTTTGTTCAGACAATTTTCTGTTAGCCTCAGCTATCTTTATATTTTCTTCTGATTCTTTTTTCTTGATATTAAACTCCTCTCTACTTAACTTTAATCTGTCTGCCTCACTTTTTAAGCTTTCCTCGAATTGCCTTTTAGCCTCGGCAAAGGTTCTGTGCTTTGATATGGTTTCAGGAGCAAATGCTATCACAGCAGCGGAAACATCATCTGACCCTGATGCGTATGCTTGATATTCACTAGCAATTGCTTTTAGTTGTTCCCTCCCTAAAGCCATAGTGTCTTTTATTTGAAGCGGCTCTCCCGATATAATTTTTCTATTAGCCTCATCAAGAGATTTTTTTGGATTCGCGTCTATAAGTCTTCCGGCTTTCATAGCTGCTACCTTCGCAGAATGCATATCACTTATAAAAATAGCCTGATCTCTTTTCCCCATTCCTTCATTATTAATAACAGATTTAACAATAGCCTTTCTTGCATCATTTATGTATGGTCTATTTAGAGATTCCCTTGCTGAGGTAAGAGCAAACTTATTACTAAGAGAGAAAAGGGATTCCGCCTTTTCCTTAATAACTTGAGCTGTAGCTTTAGGGTTATCAGCTAGGTCTTTCATAGCAACATTTACATCAGCCTGGTTATAATTAGGAGTTTCTGTTTTCATGATGTCATCTGTTATTTTTGTGATGTTTGGAATATCGTAAGGTAAATTACCATTCCACCACCATTGCCCTCGTGCCTCTTCTTCAGTCGGAAGTGTTCCAATAGGTTTCCCCTTTTCA